ATTGATCCGGCTGTTCGGATCGTTCGCCGTCTTCTTGCTCGTAAGTTTTGCTTTCATGCCCCTCATCCGCGCGCAGAAGCTCTTCTTGCGCGCGCCGCCCTCGGGCTGGGGCGGCTTGAGATCACTACCAGGGTTCTCGCGCTCGTAGCTGCGACGGCCCTTCTCGTTGAGACCACCGCTCTCGGACTTACCCTCTTTGCGTTGCCATGCTGCGCTCATGTACGGGCTCTCCTGTTTGGCGACTCGGACTTAGTCGGCGAACAGCCGACCGCGGAAGTAGGCCTTGCCATCATCGCGCACCGCGCAGAACTCCGGGTGCAGCAGCACGCCGGCGCGCCACGTCAACACCGCGAAGCCGGACTGCCAGTTGAAACCCGGCTTGCCCAGGCGGTAGTCGAACTCCTTCTGGTCATCGTCGGCCAGCATCCCGGTCTTGATGCCGTAGTGCGTGCCCTTGAAGCCCTTGTGCGCCTTGGCACCCAGCTCGTGGGTGTGACCAGTGACCGTGTGGCAGCCGCCCTTGAGCACGTCATTCCAGCCGCTGTGCAGGCCGCTGTGCCAGTCATGGATGATGACCATGTTGTCGTTGACGTCGATCCGGTCAGAGTCCATCCACTTGGGCAGGTGGTCGCGCAGGGTGAAACCGGCGATGCCCTCGTACTGCGGCACCATCGATGACAGCCGCGACTCGAACCGCGCGCAGTGGTTGCCATAGGTGCGGAACAGATGCGTGCCCGGCTGGACCGCCTGCTCGATGTCTGTCGTGCGTTCGACGACGGCGTCAAGCTCCTGCTTCACCGTGGGGGCCTGCTTCCATCGAATCCGCGGATGCCGGCTGATGCTGCCGCCATCCAGGATGTCGCCGTTGAGCACCACCGCCTTGACCTCGCGCCCGAGGTCCACGATTAGGTTGCACAGGGCCTTGTGCGCGATCGGGATGACGCCCGGTGAGTAGTGCGCGTCCGAGCCCACCAGCACCACGCCGTCCTCTATCTCCAGGCGGTTCACGTCTCGCCTCGAGGACATGATCGCCCGGGTGACGACTGGGTCGTGCTTCGTGGCCTTGGGGCTGTTGGCCACCAGCGCAATGCCGTAGCGCGCCTCGATCGCGTCGCGGCGTGAGTAGATGGCCCGCAGGCTGACCCCGAGGTCCTGGCTCATGCGGATTGGCGAGCCACCACTGGCATGCCACGCCGCTATGAATGCCTCATCCCTCTCCTTGCTGGGCTGGCCCATGCACGTCTCCCCACAGGACCGACTCGAGCACGTTGATCACCCCGTGTTCAGCTGCGTCGAGCTGTTCGGGGGTTGCGCCACGGTCCTGTGCGGTGACGATCAACTCATGGAGAAAGACATGCAGCACCTCGTGGAGCGCAGTCATGCAAAGCGACTTTGTGTTGATGGGCGTCGCACCGAAGTCGCCGAGACGGTACGTCGCCAATTTGGCCTCGTCGTTGAACTCGACGGAGGCCATCGCATCCACCGCCAGCGCGGAGCCTCGCTCCATGCGCCAGCGTCCTAACCCGAGCCGATCCCGCCAGTCCTGGATGTGACGGTCGAATTCTTCCGCCTGCTCCTGGGTGGGTCGGTTTACGGCCTTACGCATACCTGCCTGACGTACTGCTGCAGGCCTACGACGACCGTCTCCAGTCGGTCAGCCTCTTGTGCCATTCCGACAAGAGCCTTCGCACAATGTCCGAGTAGCTCTGATTCAAGTCCGGCTCGACCATCAGCTCGGGGGGCGGCGGCGGGATCTGCGGGGGCTGCACCACGAGGGGCGGCGAGCTCGATGCGCAGCCGCTCAAGCTCAGCACGAGCGCCAGCAGCGGCAATATCCGCCTTGCGTTTGTCCTGCACATACCTGTCCTCCACCTTCTTGCGCTCGGCCACGAGCTGCTGCTCCCGCTGGCGCGCGGCCTGTTCGGCCTCCAGAGCCTGCGCCATGCGCGCGGCCTTGTCCTTGTCCCACTCCGCACGCACCACGCCCTTGCCGGCGCGGTAAGCGGTGAAATGGGTGAAGCCCAACACCGCGGCCAGTGCCAGTGCGATCCACAGCCGTGGGTTGAGCAGGATGGTCATTGCAGCTCCATGCACTTCTTGTGGCGCTCGAGCTGTCGGGTCCACACCCCAGCACACACCTTGTTGCCAGGGGTCGAGCAGTCGAAGCCGCCGGAGAACTTGTAAAGCAGCAGCGCGTCGCACGCGGCCTTGTAGTCCTTGGCCAGGAGCTCGCGGCGCATCGAGGAGCGGTTCCACGCACCAATGCCGAACTGGTAGACCCAGTCCATGTATAGGTCGTACTCGCCCTGGTGGAGCTCGACGTCGGGCAGCGAGCGGCGGAACGACTGCTCCTCGCGCGTGATGTGGTTCGAGGCCAGGACGATCGCCCTGACCGGGGTGATGCGGTCGTTGAGTTTGACCTTGCTGCCGTCCTCGTAGACGGTGGAGCCCAGGCCGACCGTCGGCACGTCGTTCCTGGTCGGAATGATGGCGCGGTCCGTGTAGCCCTCGTGCATGGCGATGCTGACAAAGGCAGCCATCGACAGAGCCAACCCAGCGACGTGCACTCTGCTCAGGGCCACCACAGTCTCCAGTACAGGTGGGGCCAGAGCATCCAGAACAACATCAGTCGCCCCTGACGTCCTTGTAGATCGCGTACAGCTTGTGTCCGATCATCAAGACGGTGTAGATCAGCGTGGCCCACAGGAGGAGCTCACTGACCTGATAGCCCGCCACGGTCGCAATGGACACAGACACGGGCGGTGCTGCTTTTGCCGCAATGGCTGCTGTTGATTCGGTTGCGTGGTGGGCGGTGCTCATAGTTCCAGGTCCTCTTTTACATGGCGCGGATTTTAGGCAGGGGTTCAAAAATGACAAACCCCCGCGAATGCGGGGGCCGATCGGGGTTGGGGTTGAGTGGGGTTAGGCTGGCGCAAGCACCAGTTCAACCCAGCTCGTGCTTGCTTCGTCCCACACGTATCGCTTCGGCGTTTCAGGCGTGCCGACATCAGTCGGGTACGGTACCGGCGCGTCCCACCGGCAGGTGTCTTCGTTCAGCACCCAGGACGGGAACGGCTTCGGCGGGATGAACGCATCGCGCTGCGAGTCGTAGGTGAAGCCTTCACCAGCGTAGTTCTTGCGCTTGTTGCCGTTGTAGGAGGTCTGCAACCAAGTGCCGCCAAAGAGGTTGCGGCAGAACTCTGCGCCTTTGGCTTCTTGCTCGACGCCGTTCTCATCGAGCAGTTCGTTGTTGTGGACGACGATCACACGAAGGACGGTGTTGTTCAGTCCGATCTCCGCGAAGTGGGCCATGTGCTTTTCTCCTTAGAACGTGATGCTGCCGCTGGCAGTGAAGGTGTAGATGGTGCGGCCGCCGGAGGTGGTGACAGTGGGCGATCCAGTTGTAGACACGACCGTTGCATTTGCGACGCTGATGATCACAACGCCAGAACCGCCCGCACCGCTTGTTGCATCAGAAGACCCGCCGCCACCCCCGCCGGTATTTGCCGTGCCCGCGGTTCCGTTTACGCTGCCCGGAAGACCGCCCGCAGCACCGCCGCCTCCAGACCCCCCGGACGCAGCGGTACCAAACAGCGAAGTACCGCCACCACCCCCGGCGTAAAAGGTGGCGCTGCCGGCAATCGATGACTGCACGCCGGCTCCACCATTACCTCCTCGCGTACCTGACACAGCATTGCCGCCGACAGCGCCAGCACCGCCGCCGCCGCCAGAGGATAGGCCACCGTCGTTTACGCCAGTCCCGCCCGAATTACCTTGTCCGCTAGTGCCTGAGCCTGCTGCTTCGAAGCCGCCATACCCTGAGCCACCACCGCCGCTACCGCCGGTCTTCCCGGCGCTGTTGTTCCAAGAGCCGCCGCCGCCGCCGCCTGTGGCGGTAACAGACAGCCCCGTAGCGGTCAGACTGCTGTTTGAACCGTTATTCCCCGCAGCGCGGCTAGATGCTGCCGCTCCCCCACCGCCAACAGTGACGGTGTAGGTTCTGCCCGCCACAGGCGTAATGTTCGTAGCCTGGAGCAGGCCTCCCGCGCCTCCACCGCCGCCATACGCGCCGCCGCTGCCCCCACCCGCGACTACGAGGTAGTTCATTGAAGGCACGGCGTCGGGCCAGTTGCTTCCCTGCTGTCCGCGCTTCTGCTTCTTCAGCGTCCAGATGCCTGACGCGGATGTGGTCGATGGGAACTGAGCCATGTCGCTGCCTCAGAAGGTGATGCTGCCCGAGGCAGTGAATGTGTAGATCGTCCGACCGCCAGAGGTGGTGACGGTAGGGGAGCCAGTGGTGGATGTCGCAGCGCGAGGCGCGGAGATGATCACGACGCCGGAGCCTCCTGCTTTTCCAGCTTCATCCCCGCTTGGGCCAAACCCACCGGAGCCACCGCCGCCGCCCGTATTGGCAGTTCCCGCTGTGGCGAAAATTGTTTCACCGTTACCGCCGGAGCCACCCCCGCCGCTTCCGCCGCTGCCCACGGTATAGGTGCCATATGTGGGGCCAATCACGCCACCGCCGCCACCACCCCCGCGGGTAACGCTAGACCCTGTGATGGAAGACGCAAGGCCGGCGCCGCCTGCTCCACCCGCCGAGCCAGTTGCATTCCCACCTACCGCACCGGCCCCGCCGCCACCCCCGCCTGGAGCGTTCTTCGATAATCCTGTGCCACCAGCATTTCCTTGGCCGGCGACGCCGGTGCCCGCCGCAGACTGGTCAGCAGAGCCGCCTCCCGAGCCACCATTGACCCCGGTTCGCACACCAGAGTTATAGGAGCCACCCCCGCCGCCGCCAGTGGTGGTTGTAGAAGCCAACGCCGAATTGCTGCCGGAACTACCCTGCACCGACCGGCTGCTCGCTCCACTGCCGCCTGCCCCCACGGTAACGGTCTGGGCTACGCCGTAAGAAAGCAAAAGGCTCGACCCGGTGAGATATCCCCCCGCGCCCCCACCGCCGCCGATGACGGCGCCGCCACCGCCTCCGCCAGCAATTACAAGGTAATCAACTGGCACAGCCGTCGTGGGCCAGTTGTCCCCGGCCTCAGCCCGATACTGATCCGTCAAACTCCAAGCGTCTGACGCCGACGAGATGGTTGGAAATTGAGGCATGGTCAGAACGTGATGCTGCCGCTGGCAGTGAACGTGTAGATCGTTCGGCCGGCGTTAGTGGTAACCGTCGGCGACCCAGTCGTGGCTGCTGCCGCGCGTGGCGCAGAGATGACCACGACCCCAGAGCCGCCGGACGCCCCGGTGTTTACGTTGCCGCCGCCACCACCACCCGTGTTGACCGTCGCGTTGGATCCGTTGCTGCTGCCGCCGGTACTTCCATTCCCACCGCCACCCGTGCCCCCAAGGGCTTGCGGAGATGAGGGGCTGTATTTCGAGCCGCCCCCGCCACCGCCATAGGTGCCAGAAAAGCCGGTGAGGGCGACGGTGGTACCCGCGCCACCGGTGCTCGTGGAACCAGAAAAGCCCGAAGATCCCGCGCCGCCACCGCCGCCGGCCGTGCCGTTGACAACGGTGTCGCTGTTGCCGCCCGCATTGCCCTGGCCCGACGTTCCAGCGCCGCCGGCGTATGACGTGCCTGAGTTCGCCGACACGCCGCCACCGCCGCCAGATCCGCCAGCCACGCCGGTCATGTTGTATGACGAGCCGCCGCCACCACCCCCGGTTGAAACTAACCCGTTGAACGAAGAGTTTCCGCCGTTGGTACCGGCGATGTTGTTCTGCCCACCCGTACCACCCGAGCCGATAGTGACTGTGTGGGTGACGCCAACGGTCAGCGACTGCGCACTTAGCGAACGCACACCGCCAGCGCCTCCGCCGCCCCCGCCCGCATTGCCACCACCACCACCACCACCCCCGGCTACAACGGCGTAGTCAACAACGATTGGCATACTCGGCCAGTTCGCGCCCATGACCGCATCGCGCTGGTCCATCAGGTTCCAGCGCCCGTAGGCACTCGACGGTGACGGAAAGTCAGCCATGGCTTAGGCGATGATCTCGTAGGAGCACACGGCTTCGAGGTCGCTCGCGGCGTTGGCGGTCAGCCGCAGCGAGTCACCCTCTTCCAGGTAGATCGCCTTGCTGAGAACGTCCAACACTGCGTCGGCCGGCACCACGACGGTGTAGGCCAACCGGTACGCAACGCTTGAGCGGAACAGGTCCACCGTGATCTCGGCGTTGTTCGTGCCGTCGACGTTGGCCACGTACAGCGCGTTGATCTTCAGCACCTGATTGCTGCCAGCGCCGTTGCTGACGATGGCCGTCGCGCTCGTGCCGACCTGCTGCACGGCGGTCTTGCCGGTGATTGTTGCGACGTTGACGATATTGGGAGCGGCCATGGTGAGTGCCTTTCAGGATTACGAGCCGAATACGATGGCCATCGCGATGGCCTTGCCGGTGGAGATGCCTGCGCTTCCCCAGCTGGGGGCGGCGCCCGCGCCGTTTGAGACCAGGGCCTGACCCGCGGTGCCGTAGCTCGGCGAGCCCGACGAGCCGACACCCAGGTTGTTGTTGATGATCAGACCACCGGCGAGGAAGTTCGCTGCGGTGCCGTCCATGAACAAATTCCAGCGGTTCGCGCCACTGGCAATGCGGCCCCGGAAACCGTAGTTCGTGGTCGCACCGGTCAGACTGCTGGCGGCTTCAAAGCCGGTCTGCGTGGTAGCGCTGGCACCGGCGCCAAAGGTGCGCTGCGCCGCTGCAAAGTGCAGGAGGTCGGTCAGCGCCACACTGGCGCCTGGGCCAATGAACGAAGTAAAGCTGGTGGCGCTCACCGTCGTCACGTCGCTGGCGGTGAAGGCGGAGCTGAAGGCGTCCAACGTAGTGCCATTGGTCGGGCCCTTGTTGCCTCGCACGTCCAGCCACGCGAGCGGGCCTGTCGTGGTGGCAAATCCCGTGCGGCCTGAGCTGTCGATGCGAATGCGTTCGGTCGGGCTCGACGCGCCGTCTGCCGTGGTGCTGAGAATCAGCCGTCCCGGCATGTCGCCGGCGCCCGGAGTGCCGTCGACGACGGCGAAGATGTCCGCAGCTCGAATGAACTGCGTGCCATCGTCGCCGCCGAATCGGATGGCACCCAGCAGATCGCCGGACTGGACGACGGTGTAGGAGCCCTGCGTGCTGCTGCGGGAGCGATTGAGCTGCAGGCTCGCGTTGAATCCCGAGGAGGCCGCGTTCCACGTCACCGCGGAAATAACCGCCTCGCTTTCGTTGACCGTCAGCTGCGGGTTGGTCAGACCGGCGATGCCGTAGTTGGCGGTGCCACCAATCACGGTGCGGCCGTCCGAGCGCACCACGAACGGCGTGGTGTCGCTCGAGGCATCTTCGACCTGGATCACATAGCCAGCACCGGACTGCGTGACGCGCAGCGCGGCATTCGAGCTGTTGACATTGATCGCCAGCTCGCCCGTCATCGTGTCGCCGGTCTTAGCAACGTAGCCCGCAGCGGGCAGGTACGCAGCTACCCAGCTCGAGCCGTTCCAGACGCGCATCTCGCCGGCGGCGGTGTTGAAGTACAGCGCGCCGGTCTGCAGCGGGTTGCCGTCGTTGTCGACCGTCGGGTTGCTGGTCTTCGGCCCCAGATAGCGGTCGTCGAAGTCGTCGTAGCTGGCCGCCGCAGCGTTGGCAGCGTTGGTCGCCGTCGTGGCGCTGCCGGAAGCGGATGTCGCGCTGTTGGCCGCATTCGTCGCGCTGGTGGCCGCGGCAGATGCCGAGGCCGCAGCACTGGTCGTGCTGCCGAAAATCGTGTCGATGTAGTTCTTGGTCGCGGCGTCCTGGGCGCTCGACGGATCAGCCATGTTGGTGATCCGGTTCGTGCCCATGTTGATCTGGCCGGACATCGTGCCGCCGGACAGATTGAGCTTCAGCGCCAGAGCAGAGTCGACCTCGGTCTTGGTGTAGGCATCCGTGATGCCGTAGCCAGAGATCGTGGTCGGGTTGGTGCCAGCGGTCACGCGCCCGTACAGGTCGACGGTGACCGAGCGGTAGGTGCCCGCGGAGACACCGGTGGTCGCCAGATCGATATCGTCGGCGCCCACGACGATGCGCGACGCAGAGGCGGTGTTGACGTTGAGGGTGTTGCCGCTCTTCGTCATGCCGGTGCCGGCCGTGATCTGGCCGGCGCCAGAGAACTGCTCCCAGGTCACGGTCGTCACGCCAAGCGTGCCGCCCTGCGAAACCGTGCAGACCCAGCCGCTGTTGTCGTTGACCGTGCCTTGCTCGACGAACACGAACGCGCCCGGGAACTCTGTCCAGGCATCCATGTCGCTCGAGCGGGTCCAGGACCCAGCAGCCACCACGTACACGCCGTTCTGGGATCCCGTCGACTGGTCCTTGACCAGCACGCGGTCGCCGGCGATGACAGCCACGCCGTCGATCGTCTGCGTGCCCGACAGCGTGATGTTGGCAGTCGTTGCCGCGCGCACACTGCCCTTGACATCCAGGCCCTGGGCGACCGAGTCGACGTAGGCCTTCGTCGCCGCGTCGGCGTCAGCCGTCGGCGTGCCCAGGCCCGTGATCTTGCTCAAGCCCATCGCGATGGCACCGGACATGGTGCCGCCAGTCAGCGACAGCTTCAACGCGGCCTGCTGGTCCACGTACTGCTTGTTCGCAGCGTCGCCGTTGTTGGTCGGCAGAGGCAGGTTGACGATGGTCGCGGAGCTGCCCGCGTCCATGTCGAGCTGGCCGTTGATCGTGACGTTGTTGAACTGGCTGGTGCCGCTGGTGGCCGTGATGTTGCCGGTGACGTTGCCCGTCAGGTCGCCCAGGACGTTGCCGGTCACGTTGCCGGTCACGTTGCCGGTGACGTTGCCAGTCAGGCCAGAGGTGGCAGACAGCGTGGTGAAGTAGCCAGCCACCGGCGTCGTGCCACCGATGATCGTGTTGTTGATCGTGCCGCCACCGATCGTGACGCTCGAGCCCAGGCCGGCCGTGCCGTTGACCGACAGGTTCGTGAAGTTGCCAGCTGCTCGGGTCGTCGCGCCGATCGGCGTGCTGTCGATCGTCGAGCTCGTGATTGCCAGGGACTGCAGCGCGCTCGAGGCGATCAGCGCGGTGCCGCCGGCGTTGACCATCGCGACCTTGTACCCGTTGCCCGACAGCGTCGGCAGCAGGTTGAAGCCAGCCGTGATGAGGTCGAGCTCAGCTCGCAGGGCGGCCGACGATCCCGGCGCGTTCGGGGTCGGATAGATGGAGTGGTTGTAGTAGCTGTTGCTCATCGCAGGCCCCGGCGGACTGTGTAATGCACGATGATGTTGTTCACCGTGAACGGCTGAAGAATCGCGGACACCGAGGAAATGCGGATCGCCATGTTCTCGGCGGTGCCCACAACCTCAATCTCAGACGGCGTGATGTCCGCGCCATCCCAAACGAAGTTGTCCCAGGTCATGCTGTCCCAGTAGGCGGACCGCAGATCGTTCTCGTAGGTCTCGTCAGCCGCCTGGGAAAGCGAAGTCTTGCGATAGGCCAAGTCGTAGCCGAAGGCGATTTCGGCATACGAGTCGCCCGTCAGTTCGACGGCCGCCTTGCGGTACCGCTTGAGCACCCGCGGCGAGCGCGTGCTGTTGTAGACGAGGTTCAGGTTGGCTGGAATCGGCTGCCCGTCGAAGCTGGTGCCTACGTCAAGCTGGTACACGAAGCCGTTGGTCGAACCAAAGAACGTCGCGGCGTTTCCGTCCGTGTCCTCGCCCTCGCATGCGCAGGTAACCGGGTTCGTGAACTGCACCGGCATCGAGCCCAGCAGCTTGCCGTTGAGCATCGTCAGGTACAGCGCGTTGGCGTCGCTGAAGAACACCCGGTACTGGCCCTTGTCGCGGCTCACCGCGCTGGCCGTCGCGAGGTTCTTGCGCACCTCGAGGAACGGCCGGATGTTCATCGTCAGCGACGCCGGCAAGAAGTTGCCGAAGTTCAGCGACGTGCCCAACGTCATCACGCCGCGATCGTCCAGCACGTATGCTTGGTCCATGTTCTGAGCGGTGTACGGGATCGCGCCCGTGCCCGTGTTGAACGTGGACAGCGCAAAGTTGGCTGAGCTCGTGCCGTACAGCACCGAGGTGTCGTTGCGGGTGTACACACCCAGCGCGCCCGAAGACTGATCGCCCGGCAGCGGAATCAGGTTCGTGATCTCGGCATTCATCGCCAGTTCGCCAGCGCCCAGGATCGGGCTCCACTGGTGTGGATCACCCAGCGCGGAGAACTGCAGCGACGCACCGAACGACAGGAACAGGTGCTGCTTGTGGAAAGCGATATGCTTGGGCGTGTCGACCGGCATCGTGCTGTTGATCGGCACCAGCAGCGTGCCGTCAAACTCGAACGCGCGATTGACGCCGTCACACCCGTAGAGCTTGTAGTTGGCCGTGCCACCGCCGAAGTTGGCGATGACAGTCTCGAACCGCCCGCCCAGGGCGAACGAGATCTGCGTGGCCGCGCCCGCGCACACTGCGCGCGTGACCGCAGCGACCTGCAGGTTCTCGGCGTTTTGGAAGGTGCCGGTCGTGCTCGAGAGAATCAGCCGACCCTGGGCATCGCCCGAGCTCCAGGCCCCGTCCTCAATCACCACCCGCGACACAACGCCGGTCGCGCCGCTCGTGGCACCGGTAACCGTCTGGCCGACAGTGATTGCAGAGCTGCCCGTGTTGAACGGCAGCTCCTTCTGGAAATTGATCTTGGTCCAGCCGCCCGCGCCAGAGACGTACATGTCGACCGCGGTGTTGCCCGCGTTCGCACGCCACGCGTAGACGCTGCCGTTGTAGAACGCCACGCCCAGGATCGAACCGGTGCCCGGCACGGCCTGGATGGAAGCGCGGTATTCGTCGGCTGCGAGACCTTTGTACGTCGCGTCCAGCAGGCCGTCGGCGGACACGCCGATCACCTCATCGATCGTGCCAACAGGCGTGGCGCCCACGCGGATACCTTCGCCGGTCAGCAGCACGCCGACCTCGCGGGTGATCACCAGTTGGCCGCCGTTGATCGCGATGACCTTGCCGGTCGCTGTAGACGACTGCCCGGTGATCGTGTCGCCGACGACGACCGTGCCGGTCAGCGTGCAGTCCAGCAAGTTGTAGACCGCCGCAGACGGGCTGGGCCGTCCGTCGAACCGCTCGTAGCCCCCGACGCGAGAGTAGCCGCCCGTGATCGAGCACTCGAAGTTCGCCGCACGACGCACGTAGCCTGGGGGCAACGACAGCGTCGGGGTGACCTGATCCAGGCCTCCGGCCAGTCGGATCAGGTCGTATTGAACGGGCGGCGTCTTGAGCGGCACGTCGGCTCCTTCAAGCCAGGGGTGGCCCGCTCACAGTGGTGGGCAGCTGGTCGATGTCGAGTCGATTCATCAGCCGCTTGAACTCGGTCTCGCCGCGCGCGTAGACCTCGGGGGCAGCCTCGTAGCCGCCGTAGAACATCATTGCCCGGTACACGATCATCATGTGGAACCGGTCCGGGAAGTACGGGGACGGTGCGTCGGTGTCCGCCGAGAACTCAGTCGGCTTGACGTAGTACTCGCCGACCATCACGTACGGCTGGTCCGGGATCGAGCCGAACGCCAGATCCTTGTCCGGCGTAATCGACACGACCACCGGCCGGGCGTAGGTCGTCCGCATGTTCCCGTACTGGTACAGGTTGCGGAACGTCGTGAAGTCCATGTAGTTCAGCAGCTGCTCATCGGCATAGTTCTGGCCGACCGACGAGCAGCGAAAGCTGTCGCGCTTCCAGTTGCCAAACGTGTTGCCCACGCCCGCTTGAGCCGCGGTGTAGGTCTGCTGCTGGGTGGTGGTGTTGAACTCGAAGGGCTCACGCATCCACTGCCAGTCTTCCTTCGCCGTCTGCACATCAACCCAGGCGCTGTTGACCCAGCTGGCGATCCGTGCGGATTCGCCGGTCAGGCCCTGCGCCGTCGGCAGCGGAGTGCTGGCGCCCGAGACGCCACACTCCACTCGCGTACGGTTGATGAGCTGAAGGTAGTTCACTCAGGTGCTCCAGGTCAGGCGGGCTCGGCCAACACGTTCTGCAGCCACGCACGGCCCTTCGGATTGGCGTCGTCGACCAGATCGAAGGGATAGGCCAGTCCGTGGCGGGCACGCATCTCGGTGACGTCCGGGGCGGCGGGGTTGGGCGTGTACTGCGTGTACTTGGTCTCCTTCATGCGGGCCAAGATCTCGACGTACTTGCGTCGCACCTTCGTCGGGTAGCCACGCACGATCGGCTGGTTCGTGCCGTTGCAGTTGACGATCACGTGCGGGGCTTGGTTCTCATCGGTGGTGGCATGCACCAACACCGTCACGAATTCGTTCATGAACGCTTCGCTGGCCGCGAGCTCGCGGAAGTCGGTCGACTCAGCCACGGTCTCCACGACCGGGGCGTCGTCGATGATCTCGACGCCAGGGGTAGCTTCTTTTCTTGCCATCGCTTTTCTCCTGTTGGGGTTAGAAATCAGATGTGCCAAAAACACGGGCCACCCGAAGGTGGCCCGTGAAACCTCTTGAAGGAGAGGATGGCAACTTACTGGGCGGAGCCCGGCATCAGCATGCAGTCGCTGAACACGTCGGTCACGCCAGACGCGCTCAGGTCAGTGCTGTTGGGGGTGAAGGTGGCCGACGCGGAGGTCGTGACCTTCAGGATGCCCACCAGGGTCACGTTGGCAGCCGGGGCGCTGGGCACCGGGCAGGGATCGCCAGCGGCGACGATCATGCCTTGCGACGTGGTGATGTTGCCCGAGCCGTCGATCCAGATGCCGAACAGGCACGCTTGGCTGTTGCCCAGCGCCGTGTGGCCGGCAGAGAACGTCAGGTTGTCGGTGGCAGCCTTCGACTTGAACACGCCGTTGTTGGTGTACGTCAGCGTGTTGACAGTCTTGAAGGTGTTGGCGTTGGTGCCTTCGGCGAGGCCGGCGGCGGACAGCGACACGAAGCCGCTGTTGATTTGCTCGATGTTGTAGGACATGTTGGTTCCTTTCAGTCCGTGATGTATTCGGCGAGGGTCGCGGCGTAGTTGGTGTCACCGACACCGGAATCCGCGTCGAGTTTGGCCATGATCGCCTGCAGGCCGTTGACCATTGCTGCGAGCAGTGCGCGCAGCTCTTGTTCGGTCAGGCCGTCGGGGATATGGGAAACGCGTTGGGATACGCTTTCAGCGGGCATGGTGTGATCCTTTCAGGTTGATGGGCCGGGTTGCCCCGGCCCAGGTCATCACAGAGCGGTCACACCGGCCTCGATACGAGCCATGAAGGCGTCGTTCAAGCGCACGGTGGCGAACCACGTGGACGCGCCCACGTAGCCGAACTGGCCCAGCGGGTTGGCGTGGTTGGTCTGGCTGGCCTTGAGCACGATCGGCTTGATGGCCGACATGCCCTTGAGCGCGACCTGACCCCAGCAGTCCTCACCGATGATGATGAAGGGGTACACGTCGACGTTCGAGGCGCCCACCGACAGCATGCCGTTCAGCGTGCTGGAGCCGGCACCGGCGAAGGACTTCAGCAGCGGGGAGCTGATGAAGCGGAAGTCTTCGCATGCACCGATCTCGCGATCGTGGATGGGCTTGTACGAGCCGTACTCTTCCACGCG